GATTTATAACCTACTTCAAGTGCTGAGCCTGAGCCATGGATTGAAACAGAACCATCTCTGACGTCAAACAACGCCCCTTGATTAAAGTTCGCATTATTGGGCGTTCCTAATCCTAAATGCCCCGATTCCCCTAACGTCATAACCTTGGCTGCGCCTATATAAAAATCTATTGAGTTAGTTCCTATTCCCATTGAGTTAAAAGGCGTGTAAAACAATCGTGTTCCGAAACTGTTAAAAAAGAATATCGCTCTACCGTCAATCGCTGATTTAAGAGTTACTTCATCTCCAAACGTAAGAACACCGCTGCTAAAATTAACACTGCTATCAAATGTTGCAGATGACTTATATGTTACTGTTGATAAGTAAGTATTCTGGCCTGTCCACGTTTGAGTAGCGGCTAGCACTGCATCGCCGGACCCTCCACCAAATGTAAGAGATGCAAATGTGGTCCCATCCGTTAGAGAACCGTTTGGCACCTTAATCAGCGGATACCTAACCGACGGAGTTCCATCTTGCTCTTGCAATGTTGGATAAGGTCTGTTAATAGTCATCTCTGCTTTTATCACTACTGGCAGGAGTAAAAGAAGTAATAAATATTTCTTCATTACACCTGCTGTGTGAGTGCCTTGATTTTCTCGATCTTTGATTCATACATTTTCTTCAACAGATCGACTTCAGCAATTTTTTCGTCCGCTTTCTTTTCCTTGGCGGTGACATCTTTTAAAAGCTTCTCATACTTCATCTTTTCTTCCTGAGCCATAACCAGAACCGACTTTGCTTCGCGCTTATCATTTTCAATCTTCTCGCGCTCTTTCTTTAGGTTTTTGTCAAACTCAGCTAAATAAGCTTCTTTTTCTTGGACAGTTTTGGCCCATTCAGTTTTTCTCTTTTCCGTATCGGCCATAACTTGATCTCGTTGTTTCTGCAATGTTCCAATTTCTTTCAAAAAGTCTTCGTAAATATTTTTGATATCGACGGAGTTTTGAATCAGGGAACTTAACTTCGCTTTGATTACGTCTTGATACGTTTCTTTTGCCATTTAACTCCTCCTTAGGACCACTCTAAAATTTCAACAACAGCGCCGGCGGACGGGCTTTGTACATACAGTGTTAAAACACCGCTGAAAATTCCATTCTGGGTAAATGTTGACCCGCCAGGAATGGTGATATAGGTTGCACCACTCTGCCCGGACGTAAAAGATAATTTGATATCAGCAACGGTGCGGCATTGGATTGAAAACCGTGAAGCAAACGATTTTAACGCCTGTGAGTATTCTGTGTTGGCGTTAGTTAGAGTAAGATTGATAATAGTGGGAACCGATAAACTCATACAACTAAAACCTCCGGTTTAAATAGAGCTGCGTACGCTTTTTCGTATTGCTCCACCTCTTTGTCTATGTCATACGATGCTTTAACCTTTTCCATTGCTTGCTGTCCAAGCTTCTCTCTCAGGTTTGCACTTGTTATCATCTGGTCTAAATAATCAAACCACTCATCTTGACTAGAAGCCAGAAGACCTGTTTTCCCATGTTCGATTGCAAGATTGTAGGGCGGAATGTTAGAGGCGATGCAGGGAATGCTAAGCGCTCCATACTCTTCCCACTTAAGCTCACTTTTGCAAATTGAAAATTCAGTTTGTTTAAGAGGCGCAATACCGATATCGATATTTAGTGTTTTCCATTTCCATGGATAAATCTCAACCGGCATCCACGGTTCAACTTCGATTCTTTCCTTCTCGATACCTTTCAATGTTCCTTCATAATGTTGGCCCATGATGATGAGCTTCACGTTTTTGTGCTTTTGCATGATCTCAAGCATTACGTCTTTAATCTCGCACCAATCTTCGTAATGGGACCATCCGCCTTGATAACCAATGCGTACAAACTCATCTTTTACGATCCTTAATGGCTTCCAGACTTTAAAATCAATGAAGTTTTTAATGACCTTCACGTTTTTTGCGCCTTTCTTTTTAAATACTCCGGCAAGGACTGGTGAAGGGGTAGTAACTAGGTCAACGATCTTTAACATCTCTTGAAAGAGGAAGAGGCGGGCTTTGTTTTCTTTAATCTGAAAGCCGTTTTTACCGTCTTCCCACAACATTACCTTCTCTCCGTTTACCGTCACTTCAACCTCGCTGATTCCATGCTGGCGATAGGCTGGATTGTATGGAGAAACCGCAAATAGGTTGTCATCCATATCTAAGACAAATTTCTTTTTTCCTTGATTATCGAACACGTAATCTAAGAATTTTTCCGACGTTCCAATCTGCGAAACGATGACATCAGCCTTGTCCGTCCAGAGTGTTTGATCGTCCAACCCTTTAAGAAGCGAGCTTGATGCACACATAAACTTTTCAGATTCAGCTAGACGGGAGAAAGGCTGCTGAATGCGATAAAAATCGCAACCGTTTTTAGAACCGTTCACGCCGTAGATGCAAAGCTTACGAGACTCTGAAGTTTCCATATTCCTTATCCAATCGTTTAAGTAGCTTTTCTTTTTCTTTTGCTCTATCCTCAACCGGGATTTCTGGGTCGAAATACTTGCCGTATTCCTCATCAAAAATCATCCATTGCGGGATTTTCGCTTTAGCCTTAAGTGTCTTATCTTTGTTCCAGCCGTTAGAAGAGAGAAGGTTTAAACTTCTTTGTTCCTTGCATTCTTCAAGAGTTCTTTTAATCTCTGCACGGCGGCGAGCTAGAACGTATGCTTTATAAGCCTTGATCTGCTCAATAAAGCCGATCATGTCTTTTGCTTCTTCTAAACCGCAGGATTGTAAATACTCTTTCATGTTTCCTTTTAAAGCATCAGACGAGGGAGGCGTTAACCTCCCCCGTCCGATTAAACTATTAGTTACCTGATTTGCCTCTGCGCCATTTGATAACAGCGCGGCGAGCTTCACCAGATGCACCGGCCGATGCAAACCAATAAGCGCCGTTGTTGAGGCGGATACCGTTTCCATCAGGTCCGATTGCGTTCCACACGCGATCCATTGCGGGAGCCAATTGGTCACCGGTCAGGGTAGTCGTTGAGTTGAAGATCAACGCAGGGCTGACTCGACCAGCCGCGGGGAGAGCGCCGAACAGAACAGAAGACGTTGCATTCGTAGAGAACAGAATGCCGTAATCTGCCTGAGTGCTGATACCCGAGGACATATAGATCGCACCAATTTCAACAGCTTCAGTGGTCAAGGACCCTGAATCAGCGAAATGAGTGAAGTTCCAACCGCTTTGACCGGAAATAAGATCCGCTTTCGCGATTCCAGCCGACATGATTAACAGTGAAGCGATAAACAAACCTTTTAATTTATTCATTTATGCGCCTCCTATTAAGCAGTTGCCGTTCCAGTGATTTTGCCACTGGAATTTTCGGCCAAGTATTCGAGTGTGATTTCGGATTCCACGTAACCTTCCCGAACTCCACCGCGTTTTCCGGTTTCTTCGAAGAAGAGCGGACGGGCGAATGCCGTTTTCCAATACTTCTCTTCCAAGATAGCGACCTGAGCCGCAGGCATATGCCGTTCAAGATAGATCGACATTTGACCGAAGTCAGAATCATAAACATCCGTCGCAACCACGCGCTTTTTGCCAGCCGCGTCGATGTTACGGTTTAAAGGAGAAGTCCAACCGGAGATCGTCCGTTTGTTGAATCCGCCAACGTAAACCGCATTCGGCGCTCCACCTTGGGTCCAGATGTTTTGCAGAACCGTGTTAAAGTTCGCTTCATCGAGAGGAAGGCTGTTAGCAGAACCAGTGTTGGTGGTGATCGCAGCCAACATACCATTCAAGGTTCTTGCAACCGCAGACGTGCCGGAAGCAGAGGCTTGATTGATAAGTGCCGAGTTCATATCACGAGCCAATTCTTTGGTTTTCAGCATTCTCTGATGATCAAATTCCGTGCCAGAAATTCCGGCTTTATCGAAACGATCCTGAGAGTAGGAAACGCTGAAGGTTTTACGGAGGATCTGAGTGTGGTTTGACACTCTGGTCCGGGGGGTTACATCGCTGGACGCATAGGCGGCTGTCGCACCTTCGAGAACTGCATTGCCGGAGTTTGCGGCTTGCAGTGTTTCAGTCAACCATTCGTGAACGCGAAGGGTCGCGGTAGTCTTGCCGATGCGGGACATAAATACTGTTTCTTCAGGGCTGATATTCGTGATGATGTTGATTAAATCTTCACGGTTACCAACCGCATAATATGAATCTAAGTAAACGTTCTGTGCCATTTAAATGGCCTCCTTGTTCGTGGAGATTATCTGGACGTTTGCTCTGATTGAACGGCATTAACCCCTTTAAGTAACTGTGTTAAAGCTAAGTCAGGGTCTTTGCTGTTTTTCCAACCGAGTAATTCGTCTCTAGATGGAGCTTTGGGCTGTTTGGAACCTCCTGCTTCAGAAAAACGTCTTTCTTTTTCAAGCAATTCCTTCTCACGTTTAGAGAGAGTTTCCTCATGCTTCATCATCTTGTAGGCTTTCTTGGCTCTGGTAAGAAGGCGCATATTCGCTTCGGGGTCTACCCGGCGCATATACTTTTTAATCTCGGGCATGAACTCATCCACGTCCTTTCCTTCTTTCTCGGCTAGTTCCTCTACAAACTCTTCAGCATAGGCAAGATCTAAAGAATCAATCCCGTCTTTGGTAACGTTCTTCGATATTTCCTTGTTCACCTCTAACCAGGGTTTTGATCTTTTATCTCTTTTGATAGCGGCCACTTGATCCTGAAGCGATTCAAGTTCGTCCTGTTCGGATGCGCTCAGACGCTTTTTAGACTCCAGTTCCTCTATCCTTTCCTCTTTCTCGGACTGATAGCTTTCCAGCTTCGCCCGCAAGTCACTAATTGCCTTGTCTTTCTTTTTCAGTAGTTCCTTGAAGTTCTCTTCGCCTTTTAACGAGTTGTTACCCTCACTCGAGTTGGGTGTTGGCTCCTGAGAATCAATATCGGTAGACGATTCCGATTCAATCACGTCTTTTTCAAGCTCCATTTTTCAAACCTCCGTTTTATATTTCCTCCCTTGAAGGGAGAAAGTTTTTTGGTAGCAAGCGCTCTATCGGTGAGAGCCTTTACTACCAAAAGGAAAGCCCCGCTACAGAGCTGATTCCCAAATTTGTCGGAATCACACGTGCCGTAGCGGGGCGTTTTGGTGATATGATTAACTTCTTACTTTATTGGTTTATGTATCTCTCCAATTTGATGCAAATAGTTAAATAAATGGAATTCTGTTTTTGGGTTTCCGTCAACCAAATTGTTGTCGATGTCGTACCACCCTAAAAACTCCCAACATCTCTTGCAAAAACTTCTATCTCCACAAAACACATTTGCTGGTTTAAAACACGCAAAACAAATAAATCTTGTTGGGTCTACATCTATTTCAAATTTCATTTTTTAAAGAAACTTACTCTATTCCTTCCTATTGTCTTTGAGATCTCATGCTTGAAAAATTCCCAATAATGAATATCTTTCGTAATGTGATACTCAAACAAATTGATTGATAGCCTTAAGCTGCAAATCTCTCGAAGCTTACGGACAAAATCTTCATTAAAGATAAACTCACAAACTTCTTTTCCGTTATATAGATCAATGACAATGTAATCGTATTGGCTCCGACAATCTTTCACAAATTCCTGTGCGTCCATCTCGATCACGATGTCCTTTCCAGACACTTTTAAAGGAGCATTTAGATCAATGCCGGTTACCTTAACGTCACCCCAGATTTTCTTAGTGAGTTCCGATACGGTCCCGTTACCGTAACCAAGGATCAGCATATTTTCTGGCTTCATCGGTGGAATCATGGCGGAGAAACAGGTATATCCAAAGAGGGTTTCAGCGGGCTCTACCGACTGAATATAACCGTCTTGGGTATGGATTTTCTCGCCTGAATCTAGAGTTTGCGTTAGCACTTCTTCGTCCTTTTAGCTTCTGACATTAAACCCTTGTCTTTCTTATATGTCCTTAAATGTGGACTAGTCAGATCGTCTTTAACGGCTTTAAGTACATCTGCAATGTCTTCATACACATAATCTTTTGATTCCATTTTGTCAGTATGAGCGCAGTATTTGAATCCATTTTCAGCGATATCAATGTGGATGGATTTAATCTTTCCTTTTCCTTTTGCTTCTTTCAGTACCGGCATATCGTATTTCATGTTCTGTCTCCCATGACCGCTGACATTATGCGGTTGATTAATTTTTCATTACCTGATCTAACGGTTTCAGGCAATTCAAGGCAGAGCTTAATTCCTGCATAAATGCCTTGTCTAAAGATGAGCGTTTTATCTTTCTCCGGGTCCGTGTGCTGCGACGTTTCGAACCTTTTCGCTTCTTTTTCATATTCGCTCTTCAACCATTCCCAATATTCTGAGGCTAGTAATTGTTCGGAGATTCTGAGCTTGTCCTCACGGGTATATTTTTTCATTGCACACCTGCCGGCTGATTATCAGGCGATGCGCCATTCATGTAATTTCTTACTCCGCTTTCAGTCATATCAGAATTACCCATAACTGCAGCTTCCTGAGCCATTCTCTGTTTCAATATCTGCGCATCTTGAATCGCAAGCTGTTGACCCATACGGATCATATCAACGCGACGAAGCAGCGTCATGATTGCTTGTTTTTCCTCTTGCTTTGCCTTCTTAAACGTATCAGATCGCATAAATGATTTAAGACGGAGAATATAATCTGGTGCGTCGATACCAGGATCTGGGATGATTTCATACTCACCCGACATAATTCTTTGAATCGCTTCCTGTGGGCTCATGATGTTTGCTTCTTTTGGTTTAGAAATTACATCTCCAAGGTTTCTAAATCCAAGCTCTTCCCAATACCAGTTTAAAAGCTTCCATTGATTCGCGTCTGAGTTTGCAACCATCGACATGGACATGGCTTTAAGATAAGCCTGCTCAATGTCGTTACGTCTTTTTGCTTTCTCTGTTAGAGGAGCGCTCGAGAAACGGAAATTGTAAAGGCCGCTGATTCCTTCAGGAAATATTTCTGCGACTGCTTTATAATCGCTAGTTCCTAACACCTTGATGACAGTATCTTCAGGGAGCCATTTTCTATCGTAAAAATAAGTCAGATAAAGTAACTCTGAGAATCCGGCTTCAAGCCTGTCATAAATAACTTTAAATCTGATCTCAGCCTTGTTAGTCCTAATCTCAGCTTCACCCAGCGTCGTCTGACGGTCCTGTTGTCGGCCTTGGAAGAGTTCAGTTAAACCAGTCTGCCTCTGGGCGTATTCCCAATAAAGATCAAATGAGCGATAGTGCTGAAAGATAGAGCCGTAATCGTAAGATGGGATAAAGATATTCTGATTCGGGTTCGGAACCGGATACCAACCATTAGGGGTCATCTGAACCTCTTCAGGATCAAAGCCACCGTTCGGATCGTAGAATGTGGGAGTTTTAACGATCTTTTCAATCGCATTAAAAACCTGATTGTGAGCGTAATCCAACTCTTCCTGAGACTGACGGATAAGCCATGGGAGTGAATCGCCATAGGCTCTATCTTCTCTGGGATAGGGCTGAAACTTCCAGACGTAAGGTCTAACGGCATCGCCAGTTGCTTCATCAATGTCGGTGTTTTCAACCTTTCGCATAACCTTTCCACCGTTCGGAGCAAGTGTAACTACCAGCTCAACTAAGGTTACCTCGTTTGTCTTTTTATCTTTATGCGGATAGGTCAGGTAACACTCAAGAATGTATCTCATATCTCGAGAGTACATATCACCCAGCGATGTGCCAGAGGTTCTATCTTTCGCAGTCGTAATCTCTTCCATTCCTGTGGAGGAGAAAATATAATTGCCTTTTCCTAGATCCTCAATTCCATCATAGACCACTTTGCCGTCTGGTCCTTTCAATCCTTTGCGTGATTCCCAATCGTTCTCATCTAATGGGATTAACTCGAATACATGGTCGGTGTGTCTCGGCTGCACACCTTGAGCGTTTACAGGTAGAAACATATTCCAGATGTTAATACGTCTCCAGATGATCTTTTTCTTCTGACCTGCGATGCCGGAGCCTTGGATAACTTTTATCGGTGAGTTTCCATGTTTGAATGCGGTGTGCACCGCCTTATCCAAGACATCCTTGGCATCGTCAATATCGTTTAATACTTGCCAATTAATTAAAGAGGAAATGTTTTTTGCGTTTCTAACGTCTTCTTTGCCAATACCTTCAACGTCGGCAACCTTATTAGGATCAGCGAAGATACTACCTATAGTGTTAGCGTGTGCGGTATCGACAAGCGTCGTTGTCATGCGGACAGAGTAATTGGATGCGTTATTCCATGGCTCATTTGCTTTCTTTTTGTAACCGTTATAGGCATACTCGTCATAGACCCGCATGGCGTTCCAGCCGAACGCTTCACGGTCACGGATATCTGCTTGAAGCCTATTAATGATATAGACCGATAGCTCGTTATCGTCGATCTCGTCTACAATCGATGTAGGGGTAGCATCAGCATCAACGCCGGTAGGCGCTTGAATGTCAGTAGTCTCTAAGTCGTCGGGTTGGTTTAGCTCGTCCACTTTATTTTTTCCTAGATTTATGCAATTTACCGTTTACTGGTTCTTCCACTGTCACTGTCTCGCCGTTAACTTCTTCCAACGTGGTTTTTAAAGCCATGTCGTCTAATCGTTCCCATTTCTTTTCTTTGTTTAAAAAGTACCCGTGTTTATTATTCAACTCACTTACGATCATGTTCCCGTTAGCAATCTGCTCATCTATGTGATACTTGTCAGAGCGGTAAATAATGCAAGGACAGATCACCTTGTCATTAGCGTCACGGATAGAGTAATCAGAGGCGAACTTTAAAGGGAATTCCATATTATTTCTCCGTTGTAGTAATTGACAAAATCTCATCTAGAGGAAAAGCGTAAAAGAGACCCGATGAACCTATGTTTTCAAAAAATATAAAGCCATCGCGAACGTAGTATGAATTAATGTATTCGCACCAATCCGGCATAATATTTTTCTTAAACATAACCGTGCATTTCATTTCTGATTTCAAATCAAACCGCCTTTCGGTTTCTTGATATATGGATTTTCTTTTACTTCGTTCCAGAACTTGGTCAGCTCTGCAACCACGCCTTCAAGCTTCGCCACTCTTTCTTCAAGAGGATTTACAGTTTGTTCAACGGCTTCTTCATTCTTTTTCTTTGCCACGGTTCACCTCCGTCCAGTTACTGCAATCACATCCAAATTTATCGTATTCAAAAATGTTCTCATTTCTTGTATCAGACACTCTCACATGATCTTTTTCGTTACAGAACACTTTATGATTTCCGCCTGCATAAACTAACTTTCCAGTAAATCGCATTATCTGACTGATTGATATTCGGGCGGGATATAAACCTTCGGACGTGATTCATATCTCGGCTGAATGAGTAATAACTGCATTGCTAATGCGTCTAAAATGTCGTCATGCTGAGCCACGGGGAAGCGGGTAAACTCATCCTCCAGCTCATGCATCCCTTGTTTTAAAAGAAGGTTCCCAGACTCATAACGTGGTTGAAGCGCCATGATGCGAGAGAACTTGTCTTTATGAGGGATGATAGGAATAACCTGAAAGAATACGTTTCTCTTGCGGCATTCTTCCTCGATCATCTTTGCGAATATTCTCTGGTATGCGACCGACTCAATACCAACCTTCTTCACGCGGTATAAGATTGCCATAGAGAATAGACGATCAATTAGCTCTGCTGTCCCGCACTTGCCACGGTAATAATCAACGGCGCATAGCTGGTTTGCTCCATTAACGGTTGCGTCCATAATGACGTTAAAATCGGACGATTCTTTGTCTCCAACGGCTAAATCAACCGTGATGGTATGTTCGCATCCTTGACCTAATTCATTCCAATAGCGGAAAGGCGGTTTAAACTGTTGCGTTTCAGGATTAATAGGCTCGTTCTCGTAGTTGCAAGAATAATCGTATGTTCCAAGCTGTTTTTTGATGTTCTCAAGCAATGCGATATTAAACTTGTTCGGGAATATGACCTTGCCATCTTCTACCGCTTTCCGCTTATGTACAGCAAAGCTATCTAACTCCCCTTCTTTGCATAGCTCACGAAGGATATGACCATAGAGATCAGCATCATGCCAGCGTGTACCAACAATCTCTAAACGTCCATCCGGTTCCAAGAGTTTGAGCAAGTCTTTAAAGTAATTGATTGTTTTTTGTATCTGGTCAGGGGTAGAGACATTCTCGCGGTTGACCAAGTCATCAGCGCGGATAACCTTATAGTGCTGACCTGTCATCGTCTTTTCGATACCGGCCGTATCAACGGTAGGGGTTTTGTTCGGGCGTTTTCTCTGGCTGATAATGATCTGGTCACTATTCCACAGGTTTGATTCAAACTTACCGTAAAGGTGCGGCAAGAATGACTTGGTAGTGAGATATTCTTTGATTTCAGAGAGGAATGAGCGAGAGTTATTCCAAATGGCGCTCGTTAAAAGGATCGTGGTATCTGGGTCCACTAAAAGATCCTGAATGGTTTTACCAATCGTAACGATGGACGTTTTAAGGTGACCGCGAGGGAGGAGATAGAGTTTAAAGCGTTTGTTCTTGCTTTTGCCGTCAAAGATGACCAAATCATCGTGACATTTATCCCAATCTTTAAAGCCAAGCACGTTACGGCAGAGATGCTTCAAGCTCTTCTCGCAAAGGTAACGGTCGAGGATTTTAGTATCGGCTTCAGTCTTTACGATATCTTCAATCTGAGGCATTTAGTCCTTTGAGTGATTCCAACAGCTCTTTTCTGCGTTCTTGCCAGTCGTAACTGTCATCAATCGTAACATCGGCTGCTATCTTGTCAGGCATGAACTTCTTTGCAACTGCGATTAAAACGTTGTTGTCCTGATAGCACTGCTCAATTAAATGTTTCCAGAGTGTTTTCTTCTTTTCTATTGCCGTCTCTTCTATAGCTTCTCTAACAAGGTCAATCTCCGGCTTCCGCGGCCGACCCTTGCTATTTCCTTTCCACTCTTCACCGGCTTTAAAAGGCATAGATTCCTATAGTTTTACTGAATCTCTAAAATGCTTGTATATTAAGACTTTTAAAAAACATAACACTTCTTTCAACTTTCTTGCTTGGCAAGCTCTATGGCTAACCATTAGCGATACTCGTTATAGTAGTTTAGGAGTTTAGAGCCGTTCCCATTACTACCAACTGACGACATTTATTTGCCAAGCGACCAAGGTGAAAGTTGCCAACACCCGTGGTGGTCAATTTCGGTTTCTTTTTCTGCATTCCCTTTATTGTTTCGGAACGAAAAGGGCTTAAAAAGTTCAAAGTTCTAAAATGCTTATTTGATAAGGTTTTCCATTAACTCTTTTTTTGGATGCGAAATGGAAACAAAGACATCCTGCTTGATACGGTTAAAATCTGGTTTCTACCACATTCTCCGCTTCGGCTTCCTAAAGATCGTTACTTCTGGGTTTGAGAAATCAACCTCGTATCCGTCTTTGAGCATACTTTTCACTTCATCCATGACCTTGCCGCGTTTAAGGATTCCGGTTTCGTTGCTTCTCTTTTCGGAGGCTTGGACGGATACTTCGTAGTCGCTGTGATATCTAAATCCCATTAGGTTCCTTGCAACAAAAAAGCGGCCTGACCATCACGAGGGTTTTCCTCGGGACAATCAGACCGCAAAATCTGTTGGCGTTAGTTTGCGCTAACTCATCCTTTAGTTCATGAGGCTAAAGGGTTTATGTAAAAAGCGACGCGAACTTTCGTTGGCGCTCGCGGCTTAGCAAAAAAAGCTAAGGGCGGAAAAATCCATTAACACTTATATTAAGTGTAGCAGAAAAGTGTATTTTTTGTAGTCTAATTCCATTCCGTATTATTCCGGTTTGTTACGGATTGAACGAATAAGTTTGCCGCTGGGACAAATTACTTGACAACTTTTTAATATGATGGGACAATTATTGAATGCTGGCCGGGGCAAAACCCTTCTGATTCCACATTCTCCTATAGGCATATTAATCACCTGCAAAGGCCCGGGTGAAATTATGCCCGAAATGAAGTAACAACAAGGACGGAGTATGAATAAAAAGAGGAATCAAAAAAGAAAAAGCTCTCAGAGGACTAAACTCCAAGAGCTTTTTATCAAACTAGCATGGGAATTTATATTTAAATTTCCATGGATGGATGTAATACTAACCCGTATTGCAATCCGAAGCTAGTAGGGAAATAGCCCCGGTCAGTCCTTTTATACAAGATATAGCATAAAAGTGCAAGATTATACTTGTTTCAATTTTCTATTGCGCTCGTAATAAACCGAAAGAGAAACCCTTAACTCATTAGCTTTTATTCTCATTAAGTGCGTCACCTTTCCATCCAGCTTCCCTCTCAAAAATCTCGACAACAGTTCAATGTGATATTTCCTGAGTTGCTCTAACTTGTCTGGGTCTGTCGGCTGTCTCAATCAAACCCTCCTTTCTATTTAGATTGCCTTACCTTCTTTTCTGTCACAAATAATTTGTCACCAACAAAATAAATATACTTTGGCTTAGCTCCGTTGTCTTCCATTTTTTCTATTAAGGCATACAAATCTTTCAAAAGAATCGGTTTTATTTCCATACCCGTTTCGTCCTCCTCGGCATCCTACACCTATGCCCCTCACACCTACAGCAATACTTAGTATTCTTAACCCATAAATCAAATTTCTTGTAACAGACGAAATGCTCTGAGGACATCACGTGCATTTTAATCTTTTTCTTTTTCATACATAAATCCCCGTAACATAAACCAATATGACCGCTAGTATCCATACAATGCATATAACCAAAAGGATATCGTTCACTTCCTCACCTGCCTAGAGAATTCGGGATGTGTTCTAGGAGTAGCGCAACCAAGCATCAATGAACCGGCAATATACCCGAGAGCTAATATGATTATGTTGAGTGCTGTCATTAACTTTTTAAATTGATCGTCTCTCATCTCCGCTTCCTCCGTTGGGTGAAATTAAAACAAGCACAATAAACTATTGGCGATTCTCTTACCGCAAAGTAACATTCATTTGCTCCAGTATATGTTTTCTCGTGATCCTTAATTCCATGCCCACAATTAGCGCAAATGTTAGAGGATTCCATATATTTCCCTCTCTGTGCCGCACCAGCAACAGATTCTACCTCTGCGAGTTTGCTTGGTTCTATCGTAATAAGAATAATGGAACCCATGTCCAAAAGGAATTTCAATATCAACTTCGTGGAAGCAGTGATCTTTGCAAATGTTAGATGGGGTGGTCATTTGTCGAGAGATGAATACTCTTCAACTAATTCTGGCCTTGCCATTACACATGAACACCATCTGTTTGTTTTTAATTTTCTATGAATACAGGTTGAGGAGTCCATTCTGTCGAAAAACAAATCCCTATCTATTTTCTCACGCCATGACTTCCTCCAATTAGAGCGATTCCATCCGTCAGGGTCCAAAATCTCGCATTTAATACTCAACTTCTTTATCCATTGCCGTGGCGTTAGTTTCATCTCCCCTCCTTCTCAATCTTATCCAATAGCTTCTCGAACCATGCTCGGGCGCATTTGATAGAACAAAAGTCGCCGGTTTCAGCAAAACCTGGTTCATTAAATTTCACGTGACGTAATGAAAAGGCAATATCTAAGAATTCATCCCTTCTCTCTTTCCCGCACTCATCGCAAGCGTAGACTGTTATTTGCATTTAATATACACTCCAAATTAATTTGAAAAATATATGTGATAGTTGATCCGTATGAATTCCATATAAGTTTTCGCACTTTCCGAAATCAATGAGCCAGTGGCAAACGATTTCCGCAATTCCTAGCCACATATTTTGAGTAATAATCCAAACGATTCCACCGTGAACTAAGGCATGAGCTGTAAGCCAATAAAACCATGTCGGCTGATACTGTGCGCCTGGCGGTGGCTCTGTTTTTCTATGGCGATTCTTACCCTTCGCCATTGTGTCACCTTGAAATACGAAATCAGCGAAAGCGTGGCCTATTAAAAGTTTTAAGAAGATCACTTGCTCCCCTCCACGGATTGCAGAAACTTATTAGCAGTATTTCTCCAAGTTATATCTCTATCTACAGTCAAATAACCGGTTCCTATTCTAATAATCTGTATTGCCTCGCGGAGCTGGGATTGAAGCTCATTAATTTTGTTCACATAATCCGCAAATGCCTTATCAACCATTTCGGCATAAGGACGGATGAATAAGTCCTCGATCTCTTGTTTGTTTAATGATTCTTTTCCTTCTGGAAGTGTTATTTCTATATTCATTTATTCTTTGCTCCACAATTTGGACACCATTTAAATTTATTGTTCGGAAAATAACCGTCTCTGTTATGAACCAAGCTAACAAGATACGGCGCATTCGGCAGAATATCGTATCCAAGTAAATGATCGCACTTAGGTTTCTTTGGTTTAGGGGTCATTTACTTAGAACCTTATAATCTTTAATAATCTTCCCATACTTCTCATTTCCTCTGGTCTGCATAGGCCACCAATAAATTCCTTTATGTTGGCCAAATAAACCTTTGCCATGTGAAAAATCTTTAAAATGACCCCTGCAAATATGGAGAGATTTTGGAGTTAAATTTGATTGTCCATTACATTTTGATTGGATAATCTTCTTAATTGGATCAATAGTAAGTGTATAGATTTTAGTTATTGGCTTTCGTTCACCAACGGCTGTTGGAGTATATGTCTGTTTTGATCCTTCACGAAGAGTTGGCATTGAGACATTTTTGCAGTTCATAAACGAAAAAGTCATTAATGTCCCAATTAATTGCACCCCTGAAATATTTTGAATACTTAACTCATTTTCATGGACATATTTCTGCTTTTCTTTAGTTAATGCGTTATAAAAATAATCTCCATCAAAATAAGATATTTCTTCGTATGAGGAATCTTTCAGTCCAAGTTTTCTTTTTAATTTATCCATTAATGAATTGCTTTCATATCTTTTAATAATATTGCCTTCTTTATCATAAGCCCAAAACATTGTTGCCCCTTGTCCCATTTGCACAAATTTATTTTTAAAGTCTTTTATACCGATAAAATGAATTGCATAGGCATAGTTAATTTTCTGCTTTCCATCACCAGTAACTACCAGCATCCCATGGGAAGGAATTCCGAACTTTTTTATATCTAATCTATGAGGTGGCGGTTCTTCTGCTTCTAAAAAAATGCAAGGAAACTGCGGCTTTGGATAACGCAAATCTTTAAGCGTCCATTTTTCCTTCGTTGTAATATAGTTGAGGACATTTTGGTTATTTATCGAAACGGCTTCATCTAAAGATTTGACGATCCCCGATTTAGAGTAATATTGAAATTCGCTCTTGTCCCTTATTTTTTCAGGATTATTGCGAAGATAGTCAATCATAAACATTAGTTCATTACCTCCTCGCTGAGTTTTCCCCAATAATCAACACACACGGCTCATAATATTCACTATTCAATTTAGGCTTTGTCTTGCGAATGACAATCCATTTCTTGGATGTACGACGGTTAAATGAGGCTGTCCAGGCTTTGATTTTCATTATTCTTTCTCTCTGGCTGATAACATAGCGTCGGCTATATAATATGCCTTACTGGTAATACTCGAAACTGATTCGTTGCAAGAACACTTTAAATCAGCGGCAAGAAACCCCTGTAACGCATGAGCTGCAAAATAATCTCTGAGCGACATACCTGGCTGAGATGCAATTTCAAATACATCTTTAAAAGGGCTCAATGAACTTGCTGGTCTTGGAAACGCTGGTCCGCCATCTTCTATCTTCTTCTCGCTCATCGTTTAATTCCTCCTGTTATTTTCAAATCTGTTTGGCAGTGGTCAGAGATTTCATCTGACACGGGTAGTTCATCCCTTCCGTCCACTATGTGTATTAGTACCCGATGGGACAAGGTATATCATCTGCGTCTTATTCCGCCACACTGCCAAATCTGATTCATTTCCTATACCTTTTAATCATTGTTCTTAGTCGTTTCTTAAACAAATCCTTATAATATTTCTTTGCTGTCCAAATTGATTTTGGTATGTAAAAAGTAACTGAAACTCCGGCTCCGTTTGGGTGTCCGTTCTCTAGTATTTTCTTCTGACATAAACCGCAGAAATCGTCGTATTTCACAAATAATCCTCGGTAGCTAAGTCTCTGACTTGAACCGGAGAAGCAGTAGCATCTAGAGCTTTATGGATTCCTAGTTTATTGACGATATCCATTGCCTTTTTTTCCGCATCAGTGCTATGTAAGGCATGAACATTATGGGTAATGGTGTATGTTTTAAGAACGTCATTTTCATCTATTCGCTTGTAAGTCACTGTGACTTCAAACTCTGGTAGGGTCTCTTTTATTGCTAACCACATATCCTTAATCATTTTCATTTGAAGATTACCATTGAAGTCAAATCTGGATAGAATAGAATCAAGATGCTCATACCGTCTATACACTTCTGCGATTGCTGTCATTTATCATCTCCTTTCGTTTTAGTTTTATATTTCTGACCACGCACACTCAATGTCTTCAAGAGTATTCACAACGTATGCGATACCGCCACATTCTGTAAATCTCTGCATCCAGTTAATCTGTGCTTGCGTTGGTTTATTCCCGGGGCGCTTTACTTCGAATGCGAAGGGCCGGCCATTTTTTACCCCTAAGATATCGGGGATACCATCTTCATGGCCTTTTTTTCTTTTCCAGATCCCTGGCTTCGGTAGATAAATAGCGTTATTCCAGTGAATCCATGCCTTTGTTTTCGGCTGACCACATAACCAACGAATCGCTGGCAAATAAATATCTGATTCTTTCATTCGTCGATGTCTCTCCTCGGTTGATATGTTGGTTCCTTCTTTGGTTGCGGCCTTCGGCACTTGGAGCATCTAGAAACGTCCTCAAAATCAAGTGAGCATACAGCATTGCAACAAATGGAGCGCCGAAGGGTCTTCCAGGTCATTTCGGTTTTAGTCTCTTGTCGGTTGAATCAATCTTAACAACGGCTCCCATCTCCCTGATCCGGCTTGCGATACGCGAATCGATCACGTCTGCTATCTCTTTTAAGTCTAAGTTGCTCGTGATGACCGTTTGTTTCATATCTCGATAACGGCGATCAATCAGCGTGTAAAACACCTGTCTGGACCAATCTGAAACCTTCTCAGATCCAACGTCATCAATCACCAAAAAGTCTTTTTTCGAGAATTTTTCTATGATTTCTAACTCGGACACAGAATCACTGTTGAAGCTGTGTTTAAGCAGCAAAAACAACTCAACGCTGGGGAGAAATGCGACTGATGGCGTATCGGAAACTAATCTATAGTCACCATTTTTACGCAACTCTTCCTGTCGTTCTTGGGCGCGTTTTTTATGCTTATCAAACATTAACTTTGTCAAAGCAACGGCAATATGGGTTTTGCCAACTCCCGGACCACCGGTCAGAAACAAGCTCTGCCCTTCGTCCATGACGGTTTTTTTGCAAGTGATAATCTTGTCCGACATCCCGGTTAGATCGTCGAACGTCTTGCCCATAAACCGTAACGGAATCCCAACGGATCGCAGTTGAAAATCATAATGCTCTTTCCTTCGGCGCTCGTCCCACAAACGGTTTTGCTCCTCCTGCTCTGGCGTTAAAACCGGCTCAAAATCGTCAGTCGTATTGATTGTCCCAGACGGTTGCGGCTGTTTTAAGTCCGGCGGTATTACCTTGAGTTTTTGCATTCTTTGCCTCCATCTTGAGTTTTAACTGGTCATATTTCTCACGAAACTTACCCATCGACAGTATGTTAATCTTCCAGAAACTATCCTGCTGGCACCACTCCATTACCCGGCGTGCCTCTTCTAGCGGCCGCTTTTCAAGGCGCATCATCTTGTCGGCCTCTAACGCCCACTTGTTGAGATCCTTGGGGATGTTAGCAGTAGGGTTATTGACAAGAATCAAGACTTTTAACAGCTCTGCCAGTTCCAGACCGCTTGCGGTTGGAACGAAGAGAGGTTTATTAGGTTTGGTTAGGTTAGGTAAGGTATGGTTAGGTAAGGTACTATTGGTTTCCAATTGGTTACCAATTGGTTTCCCATAGGTACGCCCATGGAGAGCCCATATTTCAACCAGTCTTTCTCTATTGTCTCCTGCGTACTTTCCACGCAAAAAGCTACCGGCATAGTCTATCCAGTCATGGACAAAGACCCGATCACCTCTGTAATCGAACCATCCGTGAGTACCCAGAGCCTTAAGCATTTTTTCTGAAACCTGCGTCCCGAAACCCATGAGGCTTGCGAGGTACTCGCCTGTCCAGCCAGTAACCTCGCCCTGCTCACAAACTTCCAACGTTTGACCCCAGAATAACCCAAGATTCCCCAAACACTCTGCTGTTGACCATCCCATCTCTTTGCGTAAATCGTGAAACTTCTTAAGCCTGATTATCCGTGTTGCATGAAATTCGATCCAAGACAAAATTTTCTCCTCTAAAACAAATCTGGCCGTTCTTGTTTTAACTCCGCAACTATCTTCTTATATGAAACATACTTTCTGAGAACCGGAATATTAACCCCGTTCTTTCTTAACCTATTAGCCACTTCGTTCACGGCCTGTCTTGATACTCCAAGATCTTGAGCAAGAACTGATGGACCCTTGGTTGCGTATTCAAGAGCTATTTTCTTTATTTGCTCAATTGTCATGTACTATTTGTCTAATTTATGTCTCATTTTTGTGACATTGCCGGACAAAAAATTTTTGACTAGCTTCGCTCTCCAAAACCAAGTTGGCTTACCATTCTGTGACAATGCAATCACTCTGCCTTTTAGCTCTCTCATCTTATCCAGGCGATAAATTGTGCCTTCATGTGTAATTCCGTAGTTATCGAATCCTGGGATGACTTGGTATTTGATAAGCATGATTAATAAACCTTGCAACAATACTCAAATGAATGGGCATGATGCTTGCCTTTATGACCTTTTTTTCGGCTACAAATAAATCCGTCTTTCATTGCGTCGCATGGAGGAAACTGTCTTTCTGTTTCAATTGCTTTAAACTGGCGGCAATCTCTAAACATTTTTCTTTTCAACATAAGACCCCCTGTCCAGTATGATCAAATGTGTAAGCACTCTCTCTTTCACCGACCCACTCCCAAGTATGCCGGTCAATAATGCCCATCTTTATTGGATGCTTAATCAATTTTTTACTTGCAAGCGTTCTGGCATGTCTGGCTGCACTTTCCGCGGTCATTTTATATTCAAGCGGAAGCTCACGGACAAAATCTTCAAAGTCCCAAGTTTTAACTTGGCCTTTTGATTCGATATATTGCCGGACCCGTTCCAAATCAGTCATTAGATCTTCGCTTCTGTCCTTAAGTTGTAAGATTTCTCTTTTAATACTTCGATTCTGTCCCTTAATAGTCTGATCTTGTCATCAATTCTCCTGTAGGCGCTTTCCTTTTTAATGCAATCAAGCTTCTTATCGTGCGTGCCAACAATGGCTTCGGCTTCGAGCTGCGCTTGAGTATATTTAGGGTTTTGAGCCTTCGTCATTAGTAATTTGTATGAATATGCCCTGTCGTATTCCGCCTCTGAATTCATAAATGCTTCTCTAGCATCTCCAAGCATCGGGACAAGCTGTTGAAGCACAGCCTCAATCGATGTTAGATCTCTGTTAGTATCAAAAAACTCGTTCATCCTAATTCCACTCCCCATTCAATAGATTCCATTTCTTTTTCTTTTTTAAATTGATGGCAAAACTTTGAAACATCGCAGTATTTCGCACAGCGACCATAAGTTCTAGTAGATGGTTTGTACCAGCGATCTTCGTCTGAGCATCGGGGAAGTTTATCGTCAGATAACTTTTCTGCTTCGATAATAGCCCTAACTTTATTGGTAACAAATTGCTCTGTTTGTTCTGGCGATAAAAGATTGAATTTAACTTCCTCTGCCGCCCTTTGCGGGTAATTCTTTTTCTTTTTATCCCGTTCAGCCCAATCTCTAAAGATTTCAACGATTTTTCCTACTTCGTTTAGCAACACTCCCTTTACCTTGAAATAAAGCCATCTATAGATAGAAAGCTGCAACATAAATTCTTTATTTCTACTTCCGTACATATATGTAAACACTGAAGTAACCTTGTAGTCAGTAATCTCGTTTTCGAAGATTCTGTCCCATTTGCCACTGACTTCCCGACCTTCTACGGTTACCTTTAAGCGTTCAATCTTTTCGATCCCGGGTTCCTTTTCCAATCTACCGTGAACGCCATCGCCAAATACACTCCAAACTTTATCAATCGCATCCACTTCAATTTCATCCCAATGACGTCTTTTCAAGACAACCATTTGAATAGGATTTAATAATTCGGTGGCGCTAAAAGAATCCCCTTTAATTTCGTAGTCATAATAATCCATTGCAAGATAACGAAATAAGGAATCTGGAATATTTGATTTATTGACGATCTTCACGTTATATCCTCAAAAAGGAATATCGCTATCCTCTCCATCGGCTGCCGGGGCTTCCTCTTCGTCATGAATGTCTTCAGGCTTGTTTGCAGAGTTAGAGGCCGCTTTTTCGCGCAAGACTTCAACCAATTTTGGGGTAATTCCAACGTTTTCTTGCTTCATCGGAGTTAATCCCTTCATTAAGCGGGCAACCGAAGTCACGTTGACATAGGTTTTGGGTCCCTTTTCTGTGTGAATGATTGAAAGCATGCAGTTTGCACCGACAAGCTTTGTAATATCGAAGCCTCTCAGCTCATCCGGCGTAAATGCCTTCCCTCTCCACGATTCAAGATCCTTTCGAAGATTTGCCTTTTCATTTAAGGAAAGAGTGTATTGCTTATAAACGCAAAACCGCTTCCCGGCTTGTTCACCCTCTGACATCGTTTCGGATATCTCCCACCCAACAACGACTTTACGCTGTACCGTTCCAAAGTTGTTTTTATGCCAGTAAATATCCCATGCTCCAAAACAAACCGCTTGAAATGTGCCGGCCGGCGCTAATTGATATACCTTTGAACCCTCGGTTGCTATAATTGGCTCCATTGTTTCCACCTTCCTTTTCCCGTTTAATACGAATACCATGATTATTCTCCTACCGCGTGTTTATAAGTTTCGACCAAACGGTCATCGATTTCCTTCTTTTGCCTTGCAATAATCAAGTCTAATTCCTTGATTATTTTCTCTGAAAGCATCTGCACCTTGTAGCTTTGATCTTGGAGTTTTTCGCATTCTGCTTCTAAGATTATTGTTCTTAGTTTTACTTGTTCTAATGCTTCTATTATTTCGTGTTCCATTTTAGTGTCCTCCGACTGCGGCTTGGCAAGTGTGGCAAAGTTGATATTCCGATGAATTAAGTTCCACACTGCATAGCTCGCATTTCATTCGATTTCTTTAAAATTTCTTGCAACACACTCCGCGGATAACTTGCATTCAGCATCAATCATGCCTTTGGCCCACCAAATCAATCCAATAAACGAAGCGATTGAGATTACAATACAGGCGATTATTAGCATCCATGGTCCACTTTGAATAATGGCTTCCATCAGTTCAATTCAACGTCTAACTGCTCGTCTTGCAGCAGGTTTGCGATATATCCTGTTCTTGCGCTGCCAGTAAGTCTTGATTGAGCTACTTTTTCAGCGATGGCATTAATTAGCTTAATCTGAGCAATCATCTTTCTTGTCTCACGCTTAATAATGGCTTCCCGGCGCTTTTCACGGTATTTCCTATATGCCTTAAGCGCAAACATAGCAATTGAGTATTGCACCATTCCATAACCGACCATCAGCAAAATAATGAGCAATTCGTTCATAGTAATCCCGAATGGACCCGTTGCAATTCCTGCTCAAACTCTTTAATGCTCTTAGTGCGATTTTCGATTTCCTTGTCGATTTCCTTAATTCTCTGTGCTAAATACTCTTTTTGTTTTCCGAGGATGATGTCAATTCGTTTCAGCATTTCTAGCGTCGTCATCGTTTAACCCCCTATTAAGGTAACAATACGTAGTAGCTCCATACGGTGATGTAAAACAAAGCGGCTCCGGCTATTGCTTGAAAAATCAACTTCATCGGTCCATATCCGAGATTTTGTCTGCGTAAACTTCCATATCCTCAACAAACTCATCCCATGATCCGCCTGGGTTCCTATCTAACCACTCCACGTAACGCTCGTTTGTTGCCAATGCGTCCATTAAGGTCATGATTAATGCCTCCTGAAATATGCCTCTCTTGATTCCGCTCTGAATTTGTCCCAATCTTCCTTTCTTATCCTTATGTTGTCACCGATTATCTCGCTTTTTACTTTCCCTGATCTAACGTATTTGTATAGCGTATTCCTTGAAATGCTATACATTTCCGCCAATACCGGGATTGTGTAAAAGTCTTTGTTTTCCTTATTCATATTGTTTCATCCTTGTATATTTAGTATTATCTGTAACCCTAGCTTCATTGATTCCTCAAATGTTCCTTAAAAAAATGGAAAGCCGAATACCCCGGGAGGGCACTCGGCTTATTTTTCAGATCGGAACCCTTGGAAGGAAACGATCCGTCCATTAAAATGAAAAATGACAGTTCCAAGGGTTTTTTCATATATTTATTCGGCCTTATTTAATTTGCAATAGCTCATCTTCTTTCAAGAAATTTTGGTGTATATTGAATAAAGTTCGTGGATTTAGAAATCCCACTGCGAGTGTTCTTAAGAGCGATCGTAAGCATTTGTACAGCCTCTACAAGAAGCTTAAATTGACTCGGCGTGACAACCGTGGACTTATCAAGGATGTCACATTCCTTACTAAGGCGATGACTGATCTCTTCCATGCGTTTGCTGATCTTCATGAGGGGGTCAGAGTTTTAAAAGAACTAGAAACTAAAAAGAAAAAGGTTGTGGATGAGATTTTTTCTAAAGAATGATTCACTTTGTGGCTGGCCTCCAAGGGTTAAAGTTTTGTGAAACTTTGATGCTACATATAAAGTATAGCAATAGGACAAAAATAAGTCAAGTCTTTTTTATGACTTTTTTAAATGGATAAGAGAATAGACACTAGAAGCGATAATCTCCGACGGTTAATCGAAGTCGTTATAGATTTATTGATCTTAAAAAAAGACATTAATAGGACAGAATCAATTTCTTATATTGCAGAAAAACTCGATATTAAGCCGCGACAAATCTACAGATGGCTAGATGAAGAAAATGGTGATATACCACCAAAATTAGGGCAAGTATTTAAAACACTAAATGCGATACGGGACGAAATAAAAGCAAAGGAAAAATACAATTTACAGCAAGGTCGGGCATCCTCGGACAAGACGGCTACTACAATGGAGGACAGTGAAGTGGAAGATATTAAGGCGTTAATCTATAGACTAGAAGGCAGAATTATTGAGAAATTCGACCAATTGGAAAAGAGAATTCAGGCACTAGAAGGAAAAAATTTGATTCGCCACAAGCTATGAGTTGCGAGATCTGCTTAGGGACAGGGAAGATGAAAATTACCTGTCCACGGTGTCACGCAATCGGGGATTGCAATGTTTGCAAAAACGGGCACATAGTTTCAAGATGTGTGGTTTGCCAAAGGATGAATTAATAGGAAAAAGCAAAAGAGTAGTATGCAAAATAACTTCTTTCGTTTATTTATTGATATTTGGACGGTTGTTTGGGAACCAATGCTGATAGTGATCGCCTTCTCGGTTATTGCCACATTCACATGGCTATGACTTTAATTAGTTTCAAAGCCAGACTTTATTACTTCTAGAACCATAAAGGTATAGATCGATATGCGGCTAACTCTTTTATTGTTTCTTTCTCAGATTCTTATCGGATGCGCCTCAACGTCTAAATCTTGGAATACCTACTACAGCCCAGCGCAATTAGAAATAATAAAAATTTTGAATACCAGCCGGCCTGTTAGATTATTGATTAACGGGAATGTTACAACGTCTTTTTCGGAATATGAGTTTGCTAGTCAAGGTGTAAATTTAGAACAATGGAAGGAAATGGTGCATAATCAAATTAATAATAGCGTCGCAGAGACATATTATAAATATTTAGGTAAATATGAAAATTTTGAAATAGTTGACAGAAGCTCGACGAATGAAATAGCCAAAGAGCAATATTTCCATTTGACTGGAATGGTTAAAAAGGACCAGGAAATTGAAATAGGCAAAATGCTTGGGGCGACACATTTTCTTTATTGGACGTGTTTGAGAAGTCCTCACGGGAATCTAATTGCGGACACTATTTATTATAAGTTAATAGATATAAATACTGGAAAGATTCTATCAACGCACTGGAAAAAAGATATACATAAATGATTCTTCTTGGACGTCAAAGCGGTAATCTAATTTAGACTTAAGTAGTTGCAGATTTTCAAATAAGGGGCTATAATTCAAAGATGGAGGATATAAAATGACGATAAGCGCAAAGAAGTACAAAGCCATGAAAGAAAAGCTAGAGTCTCTTAAACTTACCGTAGAAATACTATCCGACAATAAGCTCGTACATGAGATTGAAAGCGGAATCCATCAGATTGAATCAAACCGCCATTCTCGTGTAAGAGATGACATCAAAATATGAAGTAAGATGGTCAAACGATGCCTTTAAGCGATATGAGCGCCTTAGCGAAAGCTATAAGCAACGACTTAGAGACATGGTTCCAATCCTTGAACAAAACCCCTATCATCACGCTAAACGCATAAAAAGGCTCCACGGTAGTCTCTCCGGTCTCTATCGTTACAGAGTCGGACAATTCCGTTGCTTTTACATAATCTCATCGTCTAAAAGAATTGTTTATATATCATCAATCGACACAAGGGGCGATTCGTATTAAATGATTAAATTACGAGGAAACACATACCACGCCGCAATATATCATCAGGGGAAAAAAGTTTGGCGTTCGTTAAAGACAGATGATAAACGGGAAGCCAAAATCCGCTATGGTAAACTTCTGGAAAAAATGGATCTATCAACGACGAGCGAAATGAATTGGTATGATTTTAAGGACAAGTATTTAGCATATTCGAAAACCAATCATTCCGCAACTACCTATGAAAGAGACAAAATCACAATAGACACATTCACTAATATCACTAGAATAAACAAATTGCGGGAATTCACTAACGACGCCATGGAACAATATAAAACTGCCCGCGTTTCAGCTAAAAAGTCACCGGCCACCATTAATAGGGAACTTGGCACTATCAAGGCTATGGCGAGAAGAGCCATGGAGTGGAAGATTTTAGACTATTACGATTTAAGAGCGGTTAAAAAACTCAAGGAAACGCGCAAAATTAGGGGTTATTTCGAATTAGACCAGATTAACCTACTCCGCGATACAGCTAGCGACATTCAAAGCAAAATAAGGGTAGATTTGGCGCTTTATACGGGCTTCAGAAGGACGGAAATGACCAAGATTGAGTGGGGTGACATAGATTTTAAGAAAGACCTAATCCACTTAAAAAGCAAACCGGGCTTTAGATTAAAAAACTATGAAGAAAGAACCATTAAATTGCATCCCGTTTTACGTGAAACTCTTTTGAAATGGCAACCTAAATGCAAAGGCTCGTTTGTTCTAAACGGCTTACGCCCAGCAGGGCTGTATTGGTTTTGGAAAAGATTGTTGAAAAGAGCAAAGCTGCAAGGTTCAACGCATACAACTCGACACACTTTTGCTACTCATTTAGTTCGTAATGTTGGATCAACCCCAGCTAAAGATGCCCTTGGCCACTCCACAGTAAAAACTACTGAGCGTTACTCTCATCAGAATTCCGCCCTCGTTCCAGTAGAGAAATTACCCTATTAGGTAGCAGTTTTCGGTAGCAAAATAGGCCATTTACCGTCGATTCATCGATTGCCCTGTCAAGGCAGAGATCGCGGGTTCAAATCCCGTCGTCCCCGAAGTTTTTTCACCGTCGATAACCTACATTTCCGACGGAAAATACCAAAAATTGACGAAATAATTGGTTGTAACGCAAGTAATCCAAATAACCTTAAAACACGGTAGCACGGTAGCAAAGTCGGTAGCAGTTATTTCGTTCCCTCGATAGGTTTATCCGTTAAAAGTCTCAAAACGATATTGCCAACTGACACGACTGACGCAAAGGCCGCCTGCACCTTGGGGTCATTAATTAATTCGTTCCCCTGAAGTACCCCAACCACTCCAACCAGACCAGATACCAGGTTAAACCAGAATGTCTTTGATTGCCATATTTTCTTTGATTCCATAGTTTCAAACCTCCTGAAATATTTATCTATTTTACGCTTCACTACTACCAGTGTTATTTTTCTTCTTAACCCGTTTTTCTTTAATGCTCCTGCGATCCACCAAGCGATCAGTTTTTCTTTTATTTTCATATCCGTTAGCCTTGAACCTAATCGTATAACCTAAGAATAGACCATCAATGCACTTCAACAACCAGTCAATCACTGTAATCTTCTGAGCCTTAACTCTAAATAGTATTCCAACTCGCTCAAGCTATAGTAGTGTTTAAAGTGCGGCTCATCCTTGATTTTTGTGATCTTTGTCTTTATATTTATCAAATCTTGTTTGTAAGCTCTCTTATATGCGCCATTGCACCCAGTCATAAAATAAGCCATAAACCCTATAAGGGCCGTTAAGATTAAGATTCCTAAATAATCAAACCGTCTTGTCATTTTCTCCTCCTGTGCAAAGGTTCCCCCAGATGAGGCCAAGCGCTATTATCACGAATGGCGATAATGCATCAATCATCATCCACTGACCTCCGGGTAGCTTCCTCTTCCCTAATTACGTACATTTTTATCTGCCCAAAGCGGGCGAGATAGTTTCCGTCTCCATATTCATAGTTTGCAAGACTACCACCATTGTCCTTGTCTGCCTTGGTACAAAATATCTGCACTGAGTCAAAGAATTTCATCAATTCTTTACAGTGGTTCTCGATGATTTTAAGTCTTCCGTCTTTTTCCATATTTGTGATATCTTATAGTTACATAAAATGTAACTTTTGTTACACTTTTAATCTTTCTGAGACTACTGCATCGAGCAACAGGCAATAGGCTATCTCGTCCCCTATCTTCTCATCCCACATTTCCCTTGATGGGTTCTTGCCTTTATCTATGCCATCAATGATGTCTAAGAGTGAAACTGTATGCTTAGTTTTAAAACCAACCAATGCTCTTTCCGGTGTACATCCCAACACCTGTGCCGCGCGTTTAAAGTTATGCAGACGGTCTGTTGAGCCATATTCCTTGCCTTTGACGATTAAACGCCGCAACGTATCAGAAATTCTTTCTTGAATAATCTTCTCAAACTCTTCATTTGTCATTTTTAAATGCTCGTGTTAACGTAGGGAACGTATTTGTAAATTTTCTTCCACAAAAGCTCTAAACTAACAACGTCCTCAACATTATGAATCATGATGTAATCAATCGCTTCTTGCATTAGCTTCTTGTTTCCGGTAATCATCTTAAGCCAAATATCCGTATTCAATCTGTGTTTTTTAGATGGAATACCAAAGAAGTCGCAAGCTGCCTCTAGTCTATTGGAGTGCAATTTGAATTTGTTTTTTAAGATGGGGTGGGTATCCCCAACCCACATAAACTTATGTTCTGGAAATGGGAGTCCCCAATAAACGGCCCTTGTTCTTATGAAGGGGAGATCGAATTTCCTGTCTGTCCCGTAGTGAAAGACCAGCCTGTCAAATTCCTCGCAGTCTTCAATAAACTGCTTAACCAAATTCTTGTCGTACAACCCACTGTGTAAATCTTTTAAATCTATCTTCCTCTTAATAATTGGGCCATCTAACTTCTTCAGACAAAACGTGTAAATTATTCCAAACGAAGCTGTTAAAGAACTGCATTCCAGATCACCAAATGCGATGCGCTCTTTCTTTTTCTTTTCTTCCCTTTTAAACTCTAATCCGAGTCTATGAATCTTATGCTCTATTGACTCGTATGACCTGTGAAGTGCGTTAGCAATTTCTCTAGTTGTCTTACCTTTGGCCCTTAACTGAATTAGCTGCTTTTCTTCGTACGGTGTCCAGATCAAGCACTACCGCCTTGTACACTATTGTGTACACTGACCTTGAAAATCCTTTACTTAACTGGCATATTTCAAGGTTATCTTAATGGCTCAACATCCACATGAACCGCATTATTATTGCGTTCGATACGGTAATTCGTAATGAAACACTTGCCTTCTTCATACGCACGCATAACTCTTTTTGCCTTCTCTGATAAGTTACTGCCACCAGCCACATCAAAAGAGTTTCCTCTCATGTGGTTGGATATTCCTATCTCTGTACCCTTTTTGTTGATTTTCTCGCGCTTTCCTTCTTTATTGGTAATCCAGTCCCAATAGTCATAGAGGACCTTCGCTGGAACAGGCGGATTTACAATAACGCCAATATTCAAAAGCTTGGACCACCCTTTTTGCCACCAGTAAAACTCGTGATCGTCGTATTTGACTTTGAAATTCACACTGTTTCCGACAAATGTGTTAAAGCCTTCAAAGTTATATAGTCCATGTCTTTTAAGGTAATCGATTATGACTTCTAACTGCTTTTCGCCTGTTCGGTAACCTGAAGATATTGTGGATGGGAGTTTGTCGAAGTAGACATCAATTAAATCAATAGTCCTGCTAATAGATGGGGTCAAACTAACGCTCGGGTCAATTGCGATCCACTTCATTGTGTATCCTCTGGGCAATGAACATGGTAATATTCGATTCTTGATTCGCCATGCTCATTGAGCTGCTTTTCTCCCATTTCTTGCCCCCAAATAATTGCTTGAGCACACCGGCAACAAATGAAAGCCATTATTTTTTATTCAGCAGAATATCCTTGAGCTTATCCATGTTGTCAAATATTTTTATTATGGATTCACGTAACCGTTCATTTTCCTTTTCTAAGTTTGCATTTATTTGAATTTGTGACGATTCGAGCTTTTCCAATTTAACAACGTTCATTTCCGATTCCTTTAGATGAAGATTGACCTTGCTATCCAAAGCGTCGAGCTTTTCCTGCGTTTCCTTGCAGCTAACATACTTACCTTGGGATTTTTTGACCAAAATATTCCCATATTTAAGAGCTAAGTAGCCTAAAACGACAATCCATCCGTTCGGCTCTTTGAGAAGTTTTAATATAAGTTCTTCCATTCAAATTATTATTCCTGTAATGCAGCTTTCTCCGCTTTAAGCGCATCGATCTTTACCCTGATTGATGCCGTTGAAGCTGCAACATCAACGCCTTCTTTGGCTGCTTCGAGATATTCGATCTCTTGCTTCTTTAACTTTACGATCCGTGAATCGATTAGAGTAATTTGCCTTTGAACTTTAATTTCGTCTATCTCGGCCTGAGATTTGCTAACCACCGAGCCATTTTCTATCTTTTTAAATTCCAAATCGCTGCTTAACACCTCATCACCAGTAAACTCTTTCACAGCATAATCAGCATTATTTTCTTTGAGATTTGCAATTTGCTCTGCTGAATAGTTAGAGAGCTTGCCGGGAACAGAACGGATCAACTTTCCTGTCCCGGTGTGATAAACAACAACCTCAGCGCATAAAATTGAAGGAATTAAGAGAAATGCAAGTGCGTAACGCTTCATGGGTAAGCCTCCACATAGTTATAAATTCCGGCCTTCATAGCTCCAACAGCAGCATATTGACGATAAACCACATTGCGCGTACTAGCCATGTTGAAACATTTTGAATCAATGAATTGATCATTGACGGCGAAATTGAAGAACCAGGTAAACGGCTGCCCTCCGTCCACGTTGTTGGCCGAAAAAGTATAACCTTGTGGGTAGAAAAATAATCCAAGCTCTGTAGAATCTGCTTGTGTAGGGTTAATATTAAAGCAGACCTGAGAAACATCTGGTGGCACTGTAGAGCTAATATCAACAACCACTTCAGTCGCCTGAACATCAGAGTCATTAATGATAGGTGTTTGCTCTAAAAGTGTGACATTCCGCATTTTCTTATGGAAAGCGCGAATATCGGAATTACCCTTGTTGTAAACTGAGCCAAGTTTGCGCCACTTTGTATATCCTGCCGGCATTAACGGTGGACCCGTCTTTATATCCGCCGTATCAAGAGAAAATATGACTGTATTTGTGCTTCCATCCGAAATAGCCCAATAAGCATAACGAGTCTCAGCTTGCTCAGATCCAGTATTTAAGCCACCAGCTCCCACTTTCGAAATATCGCAGATGGTTGAGAGCGCCGCCGTAAAACCCATAATATCGATGGAGTCGGCCGTCACAGCAATTTGATTGCGATTATTCGCCACTGTAGTAACAACCAAGTTATAAACGGCTGCGCTCGTGCTGGTAGCAGCGCTTCCCGCACCATTAGCAGCTTCAACAATCCGTCCATCGGCATCAATTGAAATATTTGCATTTGTGTACTGTCCGGCTGTTACTGTGGTGTTTTTTAAGTGGAATTGATCAACCGTCTGGGAACCGGAAGTAATAAATACACTAGCGGCCACATCAGCAAGCTGGATTGTTCCATTTACAATGTTTGTCGATACGATGTTGTTCAATTCTGAACGGAACACAACCCCAGTTGTTGAGATTGCTGTTGCAAGCGTAGCTGTGCTTGAATCAAGGTTGTTGATTCTAGTTTGTGCTGTCGTTCTGAACACATCAAATCCACCAAACAACTGCTCTGCTGTTGATTTATACAGAGAAAACCCTTGCGATGTGGTAGAAATAGAAATGTTGTTTCCCTGAAGAGTGACGCTGGAAGGATCTAAGCGTGCATTTGGGAGGGTCCCCGCGTTAATATTTGAAGCGTTGTTTCTGAATAAGTGCGTTGCATACAAATTACTCCCTACAAAGAGCAGTCCTAATGCTATTACTAGTCTTTTCACAATATCACTCTCCTTTTAAAATATTCTCCCTCGGGAGAAATGTTTAATACTTCAGTGTTTCTAAATTCATTAAGTACGTTTGATTGACCAAACGTAAGTAATTATCAAGTCCAGTATCGTAAAACCTAATTTGAAGATACTGTCCTTCCACTTTTAAATCCTTTTTCTGGCTTTTGATCATTGGTTTGTGGGCAAACGGATCGCCGATAACAGAAAATAATTCTGTTGTAGAAACAAATTCATTCACAATAGAAAAATCAGACTTTAAGCGCTTTTGAATGTAGTATGTCGGATTGTTTGCAAGGGCATTATCCGTGAAAGAGACGAAAATATATCGTCCTCTTAAGGCAATGTCCCCCTGAAGTGCGTATGTGCTTAACGCAACAGAATCTTTTGGTGTAATTCTAACCCTATTAACAAGTTCAAGGTCACCTTTGTTGCGCTTTTCCAATACAACGTCTTGATGGTTAATGGAATCCTCGGATGTTTTGTTATAGGCTCCGTAAACATAGGAATCGTCCTGATCAAGCGATGTATCTCCTATGGTGTTATAGTCAACATCCTTGACTAATGTTGCTCCAAGCGTGCTTATAGAGAGCTTCAACCAACGATAATTCCCTTCGTCTGCGACATAACAATTACTTTCATCGCAAGTAATACCTGTTGGTTGATGATATCCTGTGTTTGCTCTAGATAAGCCACCGACGGCCTTTACAAAGCTTAAATCTGATTGTTTATGAACCTTAACTCTTTGATTATCGATATCAATGATATAAATGTTGTTCTTTTCATCGATATCTGATTGATGAGCGATATTAAAATTCGTAGTTCCCGATCCAATACTGCCAAAAGTTGTCAAAATTACACCAAATGGCGCTCGATCCATTTTCACGTAACGGTTATTAGTTCTGTCTGGAAAGAAAATGAAGTCTTTGTTTGCCACGGCGTTTAACGGAAGATAACTCGATTCAGCAAATATCGTGCTTTGAATAATACTGTAATCCACATCATCCACGATTGCGATGCTTGCGGTAGAAACTAACCCCAAAACAACTAGTTCACGGGGTATTTCGCGTTCAAATTTTTCAGTGGTTATTTGTCTTCCAAAATCGTTATATACGTCCATGCTTAAAATAGCATCCGGCGACTTTTCATAGGTCAAAAGAATCTGACCAAACTTTTTGATCTCTGGACGGCTAAAATCAAATAGTTTTGTGTATCGGTAGAAATTAACAGGGTTTCTATCATGCGCTTGAACGATGCGAACATCATCAATCGACATAGAGGATATATTGATACCGTTTAAAACGAATCTCAGCCCGTAGTATGAAAGCGTATTAGCGAAAGGAATTTCCTCACTGTCAAAGTCAGTCCAATCTGGCCGCGTCGGGAAAGAAGAAAGCGCGATTTCCACTGTGGTCCAGGTAGTGTTTGCGGCGTTGAGTGACGCACTAGAGAGCGTTACAGATGTGAAATTTGTGTCGAAGGAAGTAACGTCGTCAACCTCTAGATCCACCCGTAGGCTTGTAATGTTTCCAATGCTGGTTGTATAGATTTTGAATTGAATCTTGTCGTCTTTGGTAATTTTTGTACGATCATACCACTCACCTAATATCATCATTCTGTTTAGGCTCATTGATGATTCCAATACACTTGGCGCAATCCACATTCTCAAAGATGCAGTGCCTTCGATGATGTTTGTTGTATCGCGATTCACCCTTACCCCATTCCATGAAGCAAGAGAATCCATCGTATCGATGACAAAGAATTTGCCAGAATCATCAATCTGTTCCTCTAAATCTGCTTTATGAACAATACCTAAGTCGCCATAGACTAGCTGCCCATTATCGCCCTTGCCGTCAAACGTTTCCCAAGAATTAACGAGCCATCCGCAAACAGGGAACCACTGCCCTTTTCTGATGTCATAGATCATGACTGAATTCGGGCGACCTTTTGGGAACCGCTCTGGGTGTTCGTACGCCATCAAGTAATACTCTTTCTTTTTGTAATATTTTCCGATGATGTTTTGATAGGTTCCGGCTTTAATGAGCTTGTCGATTAATGGTTTGATATCGTCCGATATCGTCCTGTTTTCCTCGCCAACCGTAAGCCGTGATCGTCGACCACCGTCATACAGCCTGATTGCGTCTTGTGCGGCCATGATGTAGTAATTGCCTATATTTTGCAGACTGCGAGGCGCTTTGAGACCGAATCCGTTGGTTAACTCTCTTAATGCCTGATCTCCTGTCCCTGGGCTTAAAACGGAATAAGAAAGGCTGTGAATAGAGGAAGGTTTAAAAAGCGTTACTTCATCGTTTAAAACGCCAGCGCCGGTTAGTTCTTCACCGTCATTTGTTTTAACGTCAATATAGCGGTTCCATGAAAAACTCGATATAGGAAGGTTTGTGGTTACGCTTGCGTCTCTTGGCGAGTTCAATAGAGAGTAATATATTCTGCTCGGATAGAAAGTCGTCCCGTCTGTGATCTCTGCGACATTGATTAACAGAAGATAATTGCTTTTCTGCTCCACATACTTTGCTCTCAAAGTCACACCTTCTGTCGAAACGTCGTTATCGGTTAAGGTAGAGAGGGACGATGTAAAAAGATTGAACTTGTATATAGGATCGACTAATCCGTCACCCGTGAAGATGACGTGATTGCTCATAGTGGTAAAATCCCAGCTTTGACCGGCGCGAATAGTGTTGCTCGATGCCTGAATCCAAACTGGATTCGTATCACCCGTACTGTAAACAATCTTATCGCCAACGATACCGATTAAACGTTTAACGTCAGTCGTACCTGTTGAAGCATAGGCCCTGTAAAGAGCCGTGAAAGGCTGCGATGAAACGGCCTGATCGATATACCTTTCACTTCCACCACGTTTCCCCATAGACCCGTCAAGGTTAGCAATACAGTTGCACATATCTGGTGACTGCTCATCTTTGATGTTAGTGATGTCGGATTGAAGGTTTAACCCTCCACCGAATCCGATTTGGCCGGATGGGAGCGGTTCAGAGTATCCATTAACAAACAAACCGAGCGCAAACAATGATGCCAGAATCAATTTATTCATTAGAATTGTGCAACCCGCAGTAAGTCAATTATTTTGTCTGGCGTTAATGTTTTTGTTGGAGGTTTATTCCTCGGCTCTATAACTTTTAATGGTTTCTTTGATTGTTTTTTATCACGCAACAGATTTACTACCTTTTCCGCAATGTCTTTGCTGTTAAATTTAATATCTGTCCAGGGAACCTTCATTGTCGCTTCTTCTATTTCCTGTCGCCATAGGGCATTTTGCACTTCTGGCGACAAGTCCTCACCAGTCGCCTTCTTAATGTTTTGAATAACCCTCTCTGTTCCAAATTTTGATTCCTTAGCTACATTTTTAAGGCGAGAAACGGTAAAGTCGCCCGGCATAAAGACTGTCTTTGTGCCTTTTTCTCCAACTTCCTTTACACGCTCGACATTAAACTTCTTAAAAAATTCATTTCTTGTCTGTATAGCCTCTGACAGGGGCTTCATTATTTGCTTATATTCCTTATTTGAATCTTTTAGGAAAGAATCAAACCTTGTTCGTAGAGCAATCAAGGAATTATCTGTAGGCGTGAGCGTTTCTGGGCTTTTCCACACCTTGTCCCACGGTATTTCGTTATCCAGCTGTTGCATCAATTCATGCAGATTGTTCTGACTGACGGTATTCCTCAATTTTTTAAAATTCTCTTCTATGTTTTTTAAAGTTTTTGCTGCCTGCTTAGATTCACTCGTATAGACACCACCCAAATCCTTCCTAACATTTTTGACTGAATCGAGAATTTTCGTCTTTGGAATCGCACCTTCTTCCAAATATTGAGATGTTGATAATGCCTCTTTTGCTTTTGCTGCCAATCCAGTTCTGATGTTTTCGAATTTGCTAGATATCTCTGGAATACGATTTGCCGCAATTGCTTCAAGTGTTTTAGATTCAAGTAATTGCGGATTTTTTTCCCATGCAACCATAGTCTCTTCTGGTATTCCAGTTATTTTTGAAGTCGCATAGCGTGTAATATTTTTCGGAGCAATTGAGCCTTGTGGTTTTATTAGTTGTGGAAGATTACTCATCGCAATGACTGACGGTTTTGGTGGATAAATTCCAGATAGGAGCGGCAGCTTAAGAGCTTCCTTGGCTGTTGAATTGACTGGCAGGTTCGGGATCGATTCAAATGCTGCGCCAGTGACCGTATCGGCCATCCTTTCCTGCTCTGGCATCAAGTCATAATAGGTTTCTTGAACATTGCCTGGCTTAACCATTTCGGACATCCCGCCCTCTGCACCAAATGGTTGAACTATATTTCGGTAAGCCGATTTTGCTATATTTGCAATTGGTATACCCAATGGTTTTTCAATACCTGTTTTTACAACAGATAAAGTTTTTCCTGCAATGCTTTGCGGCTTTTGGGGAGACGATATTTCCGCAGAAATGTCGTCCAATGAATAACCCTCCGACATTGCCGCACGGACGTTAAAAGTAGGGGCAGTTTGTTCTAAAAAGGAGGCGATTTCCTCATCGGAATAGCCTTCTGATCTCGCGGCCTTAATATCGAATGCCATATTTACCTCTTGCTCCAGAACGCACTTAATGGCTTTCTTTTTGAATGTTCCTTTGGTTGAGCTTGATTACCATTGTCAATTACATCTTTCTCTTCCAAGTCTGAAAGATCGACGCTTGAATATACTTGTTCGAAATATGGGCTTAATTTCTTAGCCCCATCCAATGTCGAATTGTAGTTAGAAACATTGTCCTTCGCTTTCTTTTCATAAAAATTGAGCAATTCTTTCGCAGACCCTTTCGCCGCTCCTCCGCCGCCGGAAATTGCTTGCATTAGCTTCTGCTCGTACTCAGACACTGGACCGGGGCCGATAATTTCTAACCTCATTGGTCCTGTAATAACTCTTGTTAATAATTGATAAGTTTGAGCTTCTGACAAACTGTCTACATTTTCGCCTGCGAAATCAGCGTAAGAAGCCAAGAACGATTTCACTTGTCCAAGTTTGCCAGACACACCCTTTTCCAGTAAGCCTTTAGCTTTTTTAATTGCCTGAAGATTAGTCTTATTGCGCATTGCATTTTGCTTCAAATCAGGTAATTGAGTTGTAAGGTTTTTTATTAGAATTTCCTTTTCCGCTTGCGATGATTTATCTTCAAAATCAACACCTGTTTTAATTGAACCCCTCTTTGCAGTCCCAAGCTTCTTACCTGTTCCTACATCAAGAACATCAACCATAGCGTTTTGTTCTCTATCAAATTCAGCTTCTTTTAACTTATTTTGAGTGTCAAAGTTTAAATTAGCTTTATATTTTTCCTCCGCTTGCTTGTACGGCAAAAGCATTTTGTAGCCTTCAATATCATGCAAGGCTTTTTTCCTCAACAACCTTTCTTCTCTCTGCTCTTTTAAATTTTCCATTGTGTACGGAACTAAAACATCTCTGATCCCTTCTCCAAACCCTGCAATCCCTGCGAGTATATTGTCTGTTGCGCTCATTTATCTGCCTCCTGCAAAACTTAAAGTACTGCTTTTTGTAAAAGGATCATCGTAAATTGCATTGTATCGCGATACATTCCCTGTACCAGCAAAATTTGATTTTATTCCTGGTTTAGATTTATTTAATGCGTAGGCAGTCCCAGCTGTTCCAGCTAAACCGAATAACGACCTATAAAGTGCGCCTTCATAATTCACATCTGGCATATATTGATTTTGTAGAGCTATTCCCCGGTTTGCGTAGTCATCCGATACTAATTCTCTTCGTCTGCTTGACTCAATATCAGCGGCTTGTTCACCTGCCTGAAAAGAGCGATCCATCTCATCCATGACTAGTTGGCGAGCATAAGCATCAGCCTCCTGTTGGCTTGCTCCGGCCATCTCCGCTCTCTTTAAGGCTGTTTGATACATAACGTTGAGGCGGTCACGATTAGATCCAAGGGATCGTCTAGACAATGTGCGGGCCGCCTCAGAATTGAGCTTTCCAGTAATACGTGGAATCGCTCTCTGGTCGATACCTAAACTTTTAAGAAATGGCTGCCTTGATCCTGCGAGTGTTTGTCTCGCCACATTCTGACGATTTGTTTCGTATCCTTTCAGCCCTTTTAAATAGGCATCAGTCGCCTGTTCTTTTCTCAACAATTCATCCTGTAAATTTATAGGCATTATTGGTTACCTCCAGTCATTAAACCAGCAGTTCCACCAAGCTGACTACCAATTTGAGCACCAACAACCGGATTGCTTAATTTAGCTCCTATTAATGCACCACCAATCATTCCGGCTGTAGATCCAATACTGCTAATCAGGCCTGATTGCTGATTCTTTCTTGCTAAATCCTGCTGTCTCTTTAAATTTGCCTCTTGAACTCTTAATTGACGGTCCAAGTCTTTTTGGTACGACTGCTCTTGATAACGTCGTCTCAAGTCATTTTGCGTTCTTAGGAAATTCTGCTGTTGATTAGTGCGTGTTTGATTTCGTGCAAAATCGAGCTGGGAGCTAACGTCGTTCCCGGCTTCTATTTCTTTGCGGAAGGTATTTTGATAGGCAATATCTTGAAAGAAAGCATCGTCTTCCTGCTGCAATGCAAGAGCCTGTTGCTCAATATCTGCTTGCAATCCTGATCCTGTACGAGCAAGCTCTGTAGCTAAATCTCCGCTATAAAGAAGCCCACGGACGTTTAAGTTTTCCTCAATACGCGGTTTTAATTCATTTTCATAAACATATCTGGCATAATCTTCTTCACCGCGAATGAAATCAGTGCGGCCTCTTGCAAGCTCGTCCTGCAAGCCGGATTGAAATTGTTCAAGCTGCCCTTCTCGCTTTAATTTTGTCTCTCTTGAACTTAAAAGGTCTTGAATGGATTTAATTTCAGATGATGTGTCGATAGGGGACACGATCTGGTAATTTTGAAGATTAAACGGTTCTAAATATCCACCACTTTGGTCAACTTTTTGAGTTACAGTTCCACCCGTAAAATCTCCACGTGTTTCCTTGCTAAGCAATGTGAGAAGTTCAATTTTTTGCTTTAACTCATCAGCAGTTAGTCTTGAATTATCTTCACCTAGAAGCTGTATTTGCTTCTTTAAATAAGCCTGCGGGTTTTTTTGCGCCTCTGGCACTTCTAGATTTGCCAAAGGATTAGGGTTTCCAGTAAATCCTTGGTTCAAACGTTTAAATGAATTATTTAGTGCATTAACGGTAGATTGTCCCATAACTTTAACAGCTTCGTCTGGGAGTTTGTTATTTTTTTGGATATAAGCAATCAGTTCTTGGGACGTGATCCCAAGCTGATGCGCCAATACATTTGGTTCTAAACCTTGTTGAATTTGCTGAACTGTAAGAGCCATTATAGGTATGACCCCCTGTTATTTTCGATGTACGGCTTGAATTGTCGTTTTCTTGGAGTAGACACTAGCATCCTCCGTAAATCGCTGATTCTGGCTGTCGCTAAAGCCTGTTTGTTGATCCATTTTGAATCATCCATATCGGCAAGCCTGTCGGCTTCAGCGAGATCTAAAATAGCTGCGTCAAACTCTTCCGGTACTTCCGGTCGGTCATACTCCTCATTCACCATGTCGTAGACTCGCTTTAAATATGTATAAGGAAGGATATATACATCATTCGGGTTAAACCAAAGCTGGAACCCGAGATTGTTTTCTTTATGAATCGTGTAAGAAGCGCCAGATGCAGTCGAGTTGGCAGAGTTTAATAAACGGATTCTCGTGTCTGACTCAACCCTTTTGACTCTGTAAATGTCTGTCCCAATCTCTACACGGTCACCCTCTTCGACATTATCAAGCCATGATGTGCCTGAGCCGGTTAATAAATTATTGTCTTCCGTAACGCTTACGGTTCCTTCAGAATATGACGACTCAAATGGATCTGCTCCGAACATGGAAAACTCTTCTGGCTCACCAGTAAGACTAATGTCTTTGTTTTGATCTCTCAAGGCGTAGAGAGATTTTTCTTCGATGATTCCATTTTGGATCCAGCTACCGAATTCTAAAACCTTTCTAACTTCACTCGGGAAATAATAAAAGCGCTTCCAGATGATGTGGGTTTGACTGGAGGCGCTATCTTCTTTGATTGCGCTATAAAGGATTAATGATGTTGCATTCTCCACCCGACGTATGCGATACCAGTTTTTAGAGCCTTGGGGCTGGAAATAGCGCCCTTCCATAGCTGAAGTCCATACGGTTCCTGCTCCAGTAACTGTACGGGAACCATTCGTAATAGATACGGTCCCTGTGGTGTAGTTAGCAACCGTTCTGATTTCGCCAGTCCTGATCAAATAAGGCCATTTGATACTCGAGTTATTAAGTATCTCTTTATAGGCTTTATTGATTTTGCGAGCGGCTAACTCCCTATCATCGGGATTTTTTTTATCCTTTTTGATCCGATCGCAGGTTTCGTCTATGAACTTTCCAAATAACATTAGCGTCCTCTATTTTCTTGTCCCGCTGGTGCATTATTAATCCAATCCCAATGAATTTCGATCGTTGCGCCACCGTCAATAGTCCAAGCCAAGCCACGTTCATAAACCCTATTAAAAGGGTAAACAATTGCAGTTGCTGCACTATATTCAGCAGATGTTGAACGGTCAACGCCTGGATCAGTTGATGAAGAGTTGTATAACTGGAAAATTGATCCAGTAGTTCCAGACGTGACTACAATACGTGCAACGTATATTGAGCCAGTCGCAACAGGGACATGATCGATAGGTCCCTCGTTTTCTGTGCTCCGCCAGATTTCAAATCTTCCACCTTCGGATCTTGCCTGAATGAATCCGATGGATAAAAACACCAACGATAACGCTAATAATACTTTCTTCATTTTAATCATCCTCCTAATTTGGACACGTGACAGATGCTGTCTGTAATGCTCCGGCGTTACTGACGGTCACCTTGTAACAAGTGCTGTTTGCGCTCTTTAAAATGATTCCTTGATCTGCGGTAGAGTTGTAAAAGTTTCCCGATCTTACAGTGACGGAGCTTATAAATGACGCAGAGCCAGTTGCAGAGGAAATAATTACATCGTTAGTTCCGTTACTAAAATTCCTGATTGTGTAGTTATTTACTGCGTTTGCATTTTCAGCCGAATCAGGATCAACGATACCTGCACCCCAAGTAATACTCCCATTCTCAGAAACAAATTGTGCTGCACCTGAAGAAATAGTGTTTTGTATCAAAATTAGTGCTGTCTCATTGTTTGAATCAACAACGTGTAATTTTGCAAAGATGTTGTCAGGATTACTCTCACCAATTCCAACATAGCCACTTCTAAATACTGTTAAAGTTCCACCACCTACCTGGAACATTGAATTAGGCGTAGGATTGCGATTTAATATGCTCACGGTTCCTGGTCCTGTCGAAAGAACCATCACAACCGTATCTTCACTTTCGTTTACAAATTCAAAGTTTCTTCTTCCGCCAGTTCCTGAAGATTCTGGGTCAGTTCCAAGATCCCATTGTTGATAAGGGTTAAGAAAAACCATTGCCGTCGGAGTTGATATAGTATTTTGAATAACAACCGCTGCATCAAATCCAGTTCCCGCAACGTGCAGCTTTACTTGTGGGTTGCCTCTTAATCCAATGCCAACATTGCCATCGCCATAGACAGAAAAAGATGCCGGCTCAACCATAAAGACTGAGCTTGAAACGATTCCTGATTTATAACCTACTTCAAGTGCTGAGCCTGAGCCATGGATTGAAACAGAACCATCTCTGACGTCAAACAACGCCCCTTGATTAAAGTTCGCATTATTGGGCGTTCCTAATCCTAAATGCCCCGATT